CTTTTATCTGTTTTTCGACTTCGTCGATCATTTTGTCTATGTTCGATATGGCAGAATTAAAATTTATGCTTGGGTTTGTTAAAGATCCTTGCTCCATATCAAACATCCACTGAGAGTGTAGATCTAAATTCTTAGCTTTCTTTTGTTTTTTGTTTTCATTTAATTCAATTGACCTTAGTGACCTGTTTAAATAAGACCTTGTTTCTGAAAACTCTTGTTTATTCGGAAGCTCTTGTAAGGCTTTAATCAAAAACTGTTTACTTCTCTCTAGTGACATTTTACCATCCAAACTCTTTAAGTAAATTTTCATTTCTTCTTCTAAAATCAAAACTGATACCGGATAGAATATCTTCATCATCTGGCATCAAATTGTGATCGTTTGTTTTCTCATCCAGCCAATCTTGCGGTGAGTCCTCTAGGATTTCTTTTTTAATTTCTTCGTACACAGACGACTTAAATATTTTAGTTATTTCGTCTGGGGCGTCAGCACCTACTGGTATACCTCTAATTTGTGAATCTCGAACCCAAATTGCCAAAGCCATAGAAATTACCAAGTCATCATGCTTTCCTTTTCTCGCTTCAGCTTTTTTGCTTCTTGCGTTGTAAACGAACGTAGAAAGTTCGTTTACAAGTCTGTGGCTGTTGACTTTTACCCCTCCATTAATGATTCTGTGTTGAAGTGCTTCTAAGTATATAGGACGTTTGATTCTATTGGGAGTAACTCCAGCCTTGGGCTGTCCTGATTTTGGTTCGAAGTAAATGTTTTCATATGCCAAGTCATGCTGAAGGTTGCTTATAACAGCACCTCCTTGGCCAGTATTTTCTACAACTAGTAAAGCCGTATTGTAATAGTACCCTATCTCATTAAGAACTTGTGCGTATATGTGAGGAGGTATGGTGTTGCTATAAAACTCTGCGACTTGTTCCAGAGAAGCCATGTCAAGTATCTGAAAAGCACTATTGTCTCCACCTTCTCCCACGCCCTCTGCACAGTCAACTCCAATTATGTACTCGTGACCGTCTTTAGGCTCTTTCCACAACCAAAGTGCCCCAGTGTCTTCTTCGTTTTGGTCTCTATCTTTTGTTATACTAAGCCATTTTTGAAATTTTATTCTTAATGGATAGTTTTCCCTTGTATATCTATCAAGTTCTTTAATTACTTTTCCATTTATATAGGTTTCACCAGACCCAAGGAAGTCTCCTAAAACTTCTTGCCTCCAACCCTTTGCTCCAAGGTTGGCCTTTGTTGATTTCACCCATGTGGGATCATTGTAATCTGGATGGGAGGAATAATGAAGGTCAATTATGTTAAAGGCATTCTTCCCAGCTTCAGCCTCGTGGTAAATTTCTTGATACCAGTTACCAAGACCATTAACCGTAGATATAACACAACACTGACCACCTGTTGATATAACTGGATACATTGATTTCCAGTGTTTGTGCATGTCTTGAATAAACGCAGCTTCGTCAATAATTAAAACCGTGATAGATTTACCACGAGCGGCTTCAGGTGTGTAAAACCAAATGACAGAACCAGTATCTAAAAACTGTCTTTCGTGTTCATTATGTTTGCCCATTTCTGGCTTCATCCATGCGGGCAAATTGAACATTGCATTTTTCACAACATCGCCAGCAGCGATTGCTTCACGATCTGTTTTTGACATGACAAGTATTCTTTGGTCTGTTTTGAACAATGCTCTCCACAATGCCCACGCAACACTAACAGTCGTTAGTCCTCCTTGTCGGAACTTTCTTAGGATGTTGAACCTATTGGAGTCATATCCATCAATTGTTCTCCTTTGATAGGAATACATGATGAATGGAATCAATCCATGAATTGGGTGATTGATTTTTACATACTTTGTACAGAAATAGGCGAAATCATTAACGCACTTGATTATTTCTTTTATCTGTCTTTCTTGGGAGTATGCTTCAATTTGTTCTTTAGTTTCATTGATTTTTATATCTAATTCGTTTTCGCTAAATTCGAAGTAGTGTTTATAAACCTCGTCCCACTCTTCAGTTTCTACGACATCTCTAATAGTGTCGTGCTTTGGGAAAAACTTTTCAAACTTAATGTCTGGTATTGCAATATTTAAATTTTCGTTGTTCATATCATTTATATAGTAGGAAATTTATTCAAAAAAGGAGTTCTAATGGCTAGAAGATTAAAATCTAAATGTAAAAAAGAAAAATATATTGAAAAAGAGTTCTTAGTTCCAGCCGCTGCGCCAACCTTTTTCTTCATAGTAAAGAATGCTATAGGAGGAATGATTGCTTTCTTCACTGTAGAGATGTTTAAAAAGTTCAAAAACAAAAAAAAATAATTCATTTTTTGCTGTTTTGCGTTATACTAATTAGATGAATAAAGCGTATTTTACTCTAGCCACCTCAGACTACCTTAAAGGTGCCGTTTGTCTTGTAAAGAGTCTAAAAAAGCATAGCAAAATCCCCATAGTAGTAATGAGCGTAGATCTCTCTATCGATGAGAAACATCACCTTAAAGACTTAGGAGCGGGTGTGATTGAGGTTCCTAAGATAACTTCTAAATTGGTGAAAGTGCTCCCCTTTCACAAGGATGAAAATTTTTGTCAAAATTGTTTCTGTAAACTAAACATGTGGAATACGACAGAATACGACAAAATTGTTTATTTAGATTCAGACACAGTTGTGTTGAAAAACACAGATTGCATGTTCGAAACAGATTCGGACTTTTCTGCTTGTCGATCATTAAACGTCGAAATCAACATTGATGAATTTAAGAAACATCCTTCTTTTAAAAAGTCTGCAAGCCTTAAAGACATTCCCAGAAAATTCATAAAAACAAATTATAAGAATGATTACTTCAATGCTGGGGTGTTAATTTTAAAGCCGAATAAAGAAGACTATAAAAAAATGATGAGTCTAAAAGACGCAATTGTTCCAAACAACAGCAATGGCGATCAAGGGTTTTTGAACAATTACTTTAAAGGGCGATGGCACCCTATGGATCACAAATTTAATTATTCCCGCAGACATTTTGAAATGTGGCCAGAAAAATTTGAGAAAGATAAAGAGGACATACACGTTTTGCACTTCACAGGCGCAGACAATAATCCTTGGAGCAAAGAACCAGAAAACGAAATGGAAAGGATATGGTGGTCAAATTTTGACTGCTAAATATGATGAATAAAAAATATATAATTTTTTGCTTGATTGTAATGATTTCAAGCGTTGTTGTTTTGAAAAATAATTTCATTACAAACAAGCCCGTTGACCCTATAGTTCCAATCGGCCCTATAGTTCCCATTGATCCCGATCCAGACTTAACTTTGACCGAAGCTCTAGAGACCATCACAGAAGAAGAATGCGAAGAGTATGTGTTCAAACTTGCAGACGATAAGTGGGAAGGACGTATGTCTGGCAAGGCTGGAAACGTCGCCGCAGCCGAATGGATAAAACAATATCATGAAAGTAATGGTTTAAAGACTGAATATCAAAGATTTGACATTAGACGCTTGAATCCAGGTCCTAACAATGAAACGGGTGACAATTATACACAAAATATATTTGCTTGGATCGAAGGCGAAAATCCCAATGAAATTGTTGTGCTAGGTGCTCACATGGATCACATTGGATACGGTCCTTCAATGTCCAGATCAAGGACGATGGCAATTCATCCAGGCGCAGATGACAATGCGAGCGGAACTGCTGTAATCATGGAAATTGCAGAAGCCCTTTCAAAGATGGAAAAACCTAAGAGAACTATTGTGATACAGCACTACTCTGGCGAAGAAATGGGATTAATTGGAAGTCGATATTACTGTGCTAATCCAACTTTTCCTAGAGAAAATCCAAACATAAGAAGTCATGTTGCGATGGTTAACTTAGATATGGTGGGATACTTAGATAAAGGTGTATATTTCACAGGATGGGGCGATGGAGAAAGTTCTATAGACGTTAAAAATATAATTAAAAAATTAAATGAAAAATATATTTTTGCAAATAAAATCACAAGTCGTGGAGGAGGCGGAAGCGATCATGCTCCATTCTATAACAATAAAATTCCTGTGGCGTTTTTGCACACAGGAGGCCATAAACATTATCACACTCCTTCTGATACTCCCGATAAATTGAATTATGCCGGAATGAAGCAGGTTTCAAAGTATACGTTGGAATTAGTTTGGGAACTTGCAAATATCGAAAATAAGCCAAAATTCAATATTGCAAACTTTAAAACTATGAATTATAAACATGACCACGGAAATCCTGAAGTTAAATTTGAAAGGGAATAATAAATGGAAAATGAACAACTAATTGAATTCTTACAAGAAGACTTGAAGAATGAAAGAAAACATCTGTCAGCGTACACGCAATATGCTGTTCAGTTAACAGGGTTACATAGAGAAGAGCTTCGAGAGTTTTGTGAGACTCAGGCTGCTGATGAACTAAAGCATGTTACTGAATTTTCAGAGCTTATAGTTCATCTAGGCGGAACCCCAGATGTTAGAACAAACCCGTACCCTTCTGGCTTAACCTGCCCCACTTCGATTGTCAAAGCAATTGTAGAGATGGAAGATGAAGTCGCAGATAATTATGCGAAGCGTCTCAAGTCAACTGAAGACTATGATAATGCCGCTACAGCATACACGCATCTTTTCTACGAAGAGCAGCTTTTAGATTCTTGGAAAACTGCTAGAGAAGTTCAGAAAATGATCCCTAAAAAAACATGCGAAACTAAAGCCCGATCAGGTAACTGATCTCTTAAGTAGACGACAATAGTTATTGTTAAAAAATATAAAATTATTATGATTCATATTGAATCAAGATAGAGAGATCTGTAAACTTACAAAGTTAACAAATCAAACTAACATTAAAAAACTGATATTGGAGGGTACAATAATGCTTGATTTATATAGCAAAAGAAATGAACGAAAAGTCTCGGTTCTATATCCTACTCGTAAGAAAGATGGAACCAGATCAAATGTCTTACGAAAAATAGATGGAATAAAAATTCGTTCTTATACTGGACCAAATGGTCGTGGAGCAGTTATTCAGGAAAACAATGGTCAAATTAGATCATTATCTAATTCTAGATGTGTAGAACCCTGAAATGTAAAAAATAAGATAAACCCCGCCTTTAGGCGGGGTTTTTTTATTTAAAAATCATTTATAGAGGTTGATTAACTATATAAAACCACACAGTATCCGTGAGGAAAAAACATGACATTTTATCAAAATCCATTCTCATTTGATTATCAAGGCAATCTCCTTTTAGGAGACAGGCATCACATTCCCGGTTTCCCGATTAAAAGAAACGCAGGTCGTGGTGACGATTTAGTAATGGCTTGGCAATCAGGGCCATTTGATCTTTCTGGCAACGATGCAGACGGCGTAAATTCCCGTGATACACTCGTTATTTGGTTTGCTCGAAACACTGATGAATTTACAAATTGGGCCAAGATATCTATTGCTCTGCCGAATGGTGCTGCTGAAACTAATACGACTATTGCAGCGGCGTTAAATGCAAACGCACAATTCTCTGCTTGGTTCACTCTTTCATCTAGTCCAGGAAATGACACCTCAGAACAAGAACGATTGTTTATAAGACAAAAGAAAAATGTAGGAGAATTTCGATTTTATATCGAAAATGGAAGAGCCGAAGAAGCGATTCAATTCAACGCTAGATCAGGTGTAAATGAAATTCTTACGTATTTCGATAGAGATAGAGTTTTTCATTTTTTCACTTCCGATGAAAGAACAAGGCACAATCCCGCAGGAGATAGACCTGGAAACAACTGTTTGATCAAACTCGATCCAGCAGGCAGCAATGTTGACGCTGCTGTGATTGATAATGCTTTAAATGCAGCAGGAAAATCATTAGGGTTTAATTCTTCCGTTGTTCAAGAAGATTGGGAAATTATGAGTGGAAAATCAGGGATTTTCCAATTCACAAAGTATTCCGCCGCTGTTGTAGCATCCACAAATACTTCAATAATTTATCCGGCAGGAGCAGAAGTTGGAGACTTTGCGTTGAAAGTCGTCGAACAATATGACGTTACTCCTGAATTAGTTAACAAATTTAACCTTCCTTACACCTTAGAAGCAGGCGATTTAATAACTCCTCCGTAAGCCCCATTTAAATTTTTCATATTAATCATACATATCATAGAAGTCTTTTAAATGGAGGGATTTATAATGGATGCTAAAAAAATAGAGAAATTTGTCATGGAAGATGGGCGTAATGCTGAAAGGCATCTTCATACGGTTGAAGAAAACGGTGAGACAAAACACATCACAGAGCTTTTCGTAGAAGAAGCACGACCAATGGAACTCGCTAAGAGAGTCGTTGAAGTTGAACGTCCGATGATTGTTGAAAGACATGTTGAAGTCCTTGATGAGGAAGGCAACGTTGTTGACAAAACAAAAGAAGTCGTTGATAGCGGCGAAGAATTGAAGAAGATGGCCGCTGGAGTAACACAAGAAGAACTTCAAGAGGCAATTATGAGAGCAGTCGTTTTAGTTCAAGGTGGCAGTTGTGATCACAAGTGCGATCATGAAGGTCACGACGATACTCCAATTTCCGCTATGCAAGCGAATGTCGCCAAGCGTGTTGAATCGAAAAGTTCAAATACATTGGATATCGTACTATGGGTAGTCATTGCAGGATTGGGAGCAACACTCGCATACATCACATTGATGTAGAAGAAAATTTCCATCCCTACACATTATATAATTTGAATTTGACTTCTTGCGCAGCTAACCCTCGCAATAAAGAATGTGTAGAAAAGGTTATATTTCGAACGTTAAAAGAATTAAACAAGCCTATAGACTTTGAGAAGTCTATAGGCTTTTCTTTTAAAAATTCTATAGAAGAGGATTGCTGTCATCTCTAACAGGTCTGCAAGATACTTGTACTATCTTTTCTGGATCGATCCTTAATTTTTCAAGCAAAGCCTCTGCACTTTTTCTCCCAATTGCATCGGCCTCTTCATGCGTTCGAGCTTCGACAAATAAGTTTTTGTATTCTGGTCCTAATCCTTGATCATACATCACTGAGACCCGCCATCTTTGCTTTGGAGGACATTGGTTTTTTTCTTCAGGTGTTTCCCATTCAATAAATTCTTTAGCGAATTCAATTGCATCATTGAAAGAATTAAACTGCAATTGATACACATGTGGAGGCTTCGCATTTGGAAATGAATTTCTTGTATCGTGAGGAGACGGTGTTTTTGTTATTATCCATCTGCTATGGTCCTTCCATATCGCAATCCCACGGTTCATCAATTCTTTTAAGAGCAAATATTCATTTGACCAATTTGTCACAGTCCCCACCTTTCTCTCATTTTTTGAATCCAGCTTGTTTTCATTTTCTGAACTTCTTTTATTTCTTCTTCTTTTCTTTCTTTTTTGACGGATCTTTCTTTTGTTGCAGCGATTTGGTACAAATAATTAATTTTATTTTCCCATTCTTCATTGGGAGAATATGCAGCCAACTCACCTGCTGACTCCTTATATGCCAGATATCCCTTCCAGTTCAACGTTAAGCTTTTGCTGTGTTCATCGTATTTGATCTCCATATGAACACCGCTGCTTAAGCCGTCAAAGTACCATCCAATTTGAGATGTAGAATTGAAAGGCATATCATAGTCTCTGCTCTGTCTGAAAGCACCGTCAATAGGTTCTTCTGTTCCTTGTGGGTTCATTTCCATATATGGAATTTGGTTTTGAACATAGTCAGCGGGTCCCTCTCTAAGTTCTCCAGGAGTATTTTCCGATTGCAAAGCCCAAGGATCATCGAGATATGACGAATCCATAAGCGATCCGCCTTGACTTTGTGCTATCAATGGCTCACCGAGGTTTCGAAGCACAGTCCCAATTTTTCCAGTCAACCCCATTAGATTTTTTCTGGTTGCTTCAATCGTTCTTTGTTCTTGTATTCTCTTTTCTCTTTCGTTCATATTATTCTTTCAAAGTTGATGTGCAAAATGGGCACTTGCTTGCTTTGTAGTGTATCTCTTCTTGACACTCTGGGCAAGATATGGTTTGAATGCATCTTATTTTTACATCTTCTTTCAATAAAGGAAACATGACTTTCCTGTAAACGACATACAAAATAATAGAAATTAGCACAAAGTCTAAGAAAGAGCCAGCGAATTGACCTAGTTCAAAAGTCATTCCTTCAAGAGGGGAAAGACTGTAATCCCTCCAGTCTTCGCCAGTTTTCCCAACGACATAATTCACCATTGGCATGATCAAATTTTGGGAAATAGAACTTACAACCTTTTGAAATGCCGCTCCAAGTATGAAGGCAATCGCCATTTCGATCATTCTGCCTTTGAATGCGAACTTCTTCCACTGCTTTAGTTCTTCTTCTCCAACGACGTGCTCGATACCATCTTCGATGGTATCTTTCGCTTTTTTTATGTTAGCTCTATTTATAAATTCTTTTTTCATATTATTACCAAATACATACTCATGAATATCTATCCAAGGAGTCTGCAATGTTTGATTATATTAAATCAATGTTTTCTAGAGAGGTTGGTGCTTTATCTGCAAATCAACTTTGGTATCCGTTTAATGATCCAACTACACCAAGTTTAGGTTCTTTAATTAGTCCAAAAATTCCACCTAAAAAACTAAACTTTCAAGTGTTTGGGTATAAAAAAGGAAATTTCAAAAAAGGATCAAAAGACCATCAGGCATCTTGCTGTGTTGAAACAATGTGCAGAACGGTTGAACTCTCACAAAGAAATATTAAAAGCTTTAGAAAGCCTCTTGACAAATGGGCAGCAACTAAAAGTTTGATTGTCAAGCCAAGAGCGGGAAATGATTTCAATGCTTGGTATGATCGCAAGAGTTTGAGCTTTTTCTACGATCAGGATTCTAAAACTAAGAAAATGATTTTTACCGCTGACTCTGTGGATATAATTGCACATGAGGCTGGCCATGCCATTTTGGATGCAATGAGGCCGGACTTTTGGAGCGTACCTGCTTTGGAAATTTGGTCATTCCATGAAGCCTTCGCAGACATAATTGCTATACTCACATTAATGGAATCAGATGAAGTTTTAGAACATGCGTTGAAAGAGACAGATGGAGATCTGGGAAAAGACAATGTTATAAGTAAGTTGGCGGAAGAAATGGGCAGTGCTATATTCAACCTTACAGGCGGTAAAGGCGGATATAGTCATGCATACCTAAGAAAAGCAAATAACACATTTAAATATCAAGATCCTAGAAACCTTCCAAAACAAGCACCAAACAATAAGCTTGCCGCTGAGTGTCATTCGTTTGGAAGAGTTTTCTTAGGAGTGTGGTATGAAATTATGGTTAGAATTTTTAACCATCTTAAACAAAACAAATCAGATATTGAATCTTTAAAAGAAGCTAGAGATGTAATGAGTCTTTATTTATTTAAGGCAATTCCAAGAACCCCTAGAACCTCAAAATACTACCAAGCAATAGCTAAATCAATGATGGACGTGGATCGCCAAGCTGGTAGTCCGTATGGAAAAATAATGAGAAAGGTCTTTGAAGGAAGAAAAATACTTACACAAGAAGTTAAAATGTTATCAAAAGATAATGAAGGTCTAAATTGGAAAGATTTCAAAAAAGGAGTCGAGCCAGAAGATAATGTTTTCAAACATAAAGATGGACTTACTTATATTTCCAAGTCAAATCACGTTGTAAAATTAAGCGACTATGTAGTTAGCGGTTTGTCTGGCGACAATCCTTTGTTTGATGTAGAGATTGAATTAGCTCAAGATGGTTTGTATGAATTTGATAAATCTGGAAACTTAATTGAGGAAATAGTTCCAAATGGAACAGAGGCAATGGATGATGCTGTATTTTGTCTAAATGTAATACAAGATGAAAACTTAATAAACAAAGCTTGGGATAGTATGTGGGAAGTGAAATCAGGCAAATTAGAAAGAATATACATGCAATGAACGTTTGGTTGTTAAATGTTTGGCAAAATGGATATGATTATGTTCTTGCTTCGAATGTTAGAGAAGCCAGAAAAATTGTAGCCGACCACAATAATTTTAAAGACCCCTACATGTATGCTGAACGTATTGCCATAGAGGGCAATGGATGGAAGGTCTTGCCTCACGATAAAAAATTTAAAATAAAAATAGAAAATGAATACTTCAATGAAACTCCAATATTTTGGGCAATGTTTTGGCAAGAACCTGTATATCTTTCAAAAATAAAAAATTATTGAAATTTTCTTACGGGATTCCCATCTCTGAAGTTAATTGTAGCAATGTTTTCTTCTATCTTTTTATAAAGCAACTCTGCGTATGGCTTGTCCCCCATGAAATTAACTCTTATACTGAGCTTCGAAATTTCTTTTTCGTAGGGTTGGATTGTTATTTTAAATTTATCATTTTTTCCAGCAATGATGTAATAATTTTCATTTTCCGATGTTTCGTCTTTTAGAATTTCAATCCCCATTTCGGATAATGTTGACTTTGTAACTCTGTATATTGTTTTAGAATTATAGTTATAATACACATGCGCTTCTCCTTCACTCCAAGCTATTACTCCACTCACGATTGGAGCAATAAAAATTTCAGGTCCACATCCCGCAAAAGTAATTGCAAATAGAAAAATTATAAGAATTTTTTTCATTTTAACCTCCTATAATATGTATTAATTATCCAAAAATAAGAAAGGCGAAAAATGTCTAATTATAATAAATGGTCTGATGATGAAGATAATGGATGGTTCGAACCAGAACCAGAATATGATGAAGAAGACGATGATGATAGACCTGACTATGATGATGGCGAGCGTAAAAAATATGATGACGGGTATGGTAGAAGGGATTATCCAAGTTACTATAATGACGACGAAGACGATGACGAAGACGATGAATGGGACGAAAATGATGAAGATGAAGATGAAGATGAAGATGAAGATGAGTGGGAGCATTAAATGAATCTTGGAGTTGAATACTTTGTCAGATCCAGGTTTAAAGATTTATCTTTATTTTTTCCGTGTTCTTTATTTTTAACTTCCAAGTCAGGAAAAAAAATAGTAACAACAATAGACGGGTGGCCTAGTGATTGCCTCGTAAAGCATTGGAATATATCAGAATGCGAAAAAGATTTAGTTCTTCCTCCCATGAAAGAAATCTATGTAAATGATGTATTTGACAAAGGCTCGCACTTGTCTAGTTATAAAATGTTCAAATTCCAAGAGCAGCCAATTCCCACCAGCCTGAATAATTGGCGAAGACCAATGCCTAAAAAAGAATATGATTCTTATTGCAACAACATCTTGTGTCCATCTAAGCATGAAAACGCAAAGAAGTTCTGGCTTTGGAATGAATTTGTAAAAATCTACAATCCGTCATGTAAATTTCCAAAATACAATTGGCTTGGGATTAAGTTGAGAAGGTCAGAAGTTTATGCAAATCAAGTTGAAACTTTAAAATCAGATTATCCTAAGCTTTGGAAATACTGGCAAATTTGGCAAAAAAATCTAATCAAGAAATCAGATATTGCTGGAGAATTAATTTTTCATCGTATTTACAATTAGATTTTTTTCATCTTTTTCTTCATTCTGAATTTGTTTTTCTTTGTAGGCGGATCTTCTTCGGCATTATATGTAGGGAAGGCTCCTCTGGACTGTCCAGGGGCTGGCGAAGGATCAACAGGGCTTTGTTTAGGAGGCTCCAAACCTCCTCCTAACACCTGTGATTCTATCCATTTTTTAAAAGATAAACATTTCATACTCTGATATATACTATTATGAAAAATAAAAATGAATCACCATGGTCGGGATTGGTAAAAGTCCTGCATATTCAGCATTTGTCTAAAAATGGCGACATTCTTTGGGAAGATTATAATTTAAAAAATATTTTCCACACTGAAGGTGAGGCATTTGTACTGAATTCAGTTTTTTCGGGTGGAAATAATCCAAACACATTTATACCAAATAATTATTACTTTGGTTTGGATGGTAGGATATCTCCAAACGCTGGTGATTCGATGGCAGATATTCTCGGAGAACCTGTTACTAATGGCTACTTTAGACAAACTATAAGCTCAGAGGGACAGTTTTCGGTTTCTGAGGTAGAAGGAGTGAATCAGGCTAATGGGCCTATTATTCAATTTAGTGCCTCGGGCGGATCTTGGGGGCCAGTGAGACAGTTGTTTTTTACGAACGCAACTGGTTTATCAGGCGACTTAATTGCAACGGTCGCACTCAGTAGTGAAATAACTTTGTCTGATGGAGAGTCTGTAAACATGAGAATGGGCTTGAGTTTGAGAGATTGCCCTCCTGCTCCCTAAGATAAAGTGCTTTCTAAAATTTCTTTTTTTTGTATTTCCACATAGTGGATTACATTTATTTTCCATTTATCTTTTGTAATTAAATCAAGAGTTTTGAACTTTAAAAATTCATTTCCACCATCTTTTATATCTCTTAAATTCTCAGCACTGTCAGGTTCTTTATTTATTTCACCCCATAGAAGACGTTCTTTTTCCGTCATTTCATTCCACTCGTCTTCTTCTGTTTCTATTTTTTCATAATCATCAGGAACCTGTGGCAAGTTTATTTTGTAACCTTGTTTAGTTGTAGAAACAGGATAGATTTGTTTTACGTTTGTTAAATGGTACTTGCTAAATATTTCAACAGCAGGTTCTGATGTTGTTCCTTTATGAAACCAAACTGGAACACTAACGCCTATACATTCTATAGTTTTTCCATTTATTAGTTCTTTTCTTTGTTTTTCGTTCAAAAACACATTATGAGATACTGCTAAGGTTAACATTTTCTTTTTCCTATTGTCTAAAACTATATAAGTTGAACGAACACGATAATTCAAAGGAGTGATAATGAAAAAAACATTTTTACTAGTGTTGTCATTTATGTTTTGTTTCATGACGTTCTTCCACAGTCATGATTCACACGTTGGCGATCCTATAGTTATGTGGGGTGCATCAGATAACGATGTTGCCCGTATGCCTCTTGTACAAGATGGAAACCCACGTACTGCATCGTTAAAAACCGATCAGCCGCTTGCTCAAAGAGGAATTGAGTTTCGACGTTTTTTATCCCCTTCTGTAAAAATCAGAGTATCGAATGCTTCAGGGTCTGGAACAATTGTCTATTACGACAAGGTAACAAAAGAAGCCTACGTGGCTAGTTGTGGACACCTCTGGAGCGGGACTCGTTCATCTGCTGATCTTAGGAGTAATCCTGTAAGCTGTGAGATTGTTGTATGGTATCACAATAATGTTAAATTAAAAAGACCAAAAGTATATAAGGCACAAGTGTTGTTTTGGTCAAATGACAGAGGATACGACAGCAGTCTTCTTAAATTTAAAGCGGACTGGGAGCCTTCTTATTTTCCAATTGCGCCAAAATATCACATAATACCAGAAAACTCTCATCGACATTCTACTGGGTGCGACAACGGGAGCGAAGTGGCACATTATGATGTAGTGATAGATGAATTTCGAGGTGGCGATTTAATTACCAAATATAATTCACCGAGGCCAGGTCGAAGTGGTGGCGGTCTTTTAGATGATGCTGGATATTATATCGGAACTTGTTGGGGAACCTCTAATTATAATGGATCTGGAATTGGGTACTTTACCCCATTGAGTGCAATCCATAAAATGTTCAACCAAAATGGATATGGCTGGTTACTTGATATTAATCCTTTTGGTTCTGCAAGAGAAATTAGAATCCTAGACAGATCTGATTTCGATAGAAGATTCCCAAAAAGTTATATACCAATTCCTTCAGGACGAATGAGTGTTCCGCTAGGTTTGAGATAGGTCATGTTAATCTATAAAACGGGCATATGGTTCTATAGTCGCAAAACTTGCAGTGATCTTGCACGTTTCCCCATGCTTTATTTTCAGGGGTTCGTTTAATTTGATCATATGCATAGATCAGTTCTTCATGAGCTTCGATAAGTGATTGTTCAGAAAACTTGCATCCAATCAAAGATTTGTCTTCTAAGTAATACAAAGCAGCACGAATTTTGTTTGCTGGTATTCCTTTTTCCAATTGAACAACTCTGGCATATGCTCGCAATTGCAAGTCTGTTCGAATTGTTCTTAGATTTTTCCTATATCTTCCCTTTTTAGTTGTTTTGTAATCAATAATTATCCATTCATCACCTTTAGGAATCAACCTGTCGATGAATCCCTTGATCATTTTGTTGTTTGGAGGATCGATGTCAAATTCAAATTTATATTCTATCTCTCCCTCTGTTCCAAGTTGATCAGTCAAATACTGAATTGATTCCATATGTTTGGGAAATCTCTTTTTATATTCCTTGGGCAATGTAGGAGCAAAAATTTCATTCCCATCTTTATCTTGGTCGAAAGGTATTTTTCCTTCCAGTATATCTTGCGATATCTTCTCTAAAGAAACTTTTGCTTCTTTTTCGACATACAACTCTGCAATCTTGTGGACCATTGATCCGTATGTGAAGAAAAAAGGCTCCTCAACTCCAGTGTCAATTTTTAGATGATATTTATACTTGTATTGTTGCTGACATTTATTCCACACATCTTTTCGGGAAACGCTTATGTGGTTGATATCCATTGAGAAACTTCCGTTGACTAAAGAAAATGTTTTTGTTAATTTATTCTTCAAGTAAAAAAATAGCAATACCAATTTGCAGAGTGGTCTTAATGTCGGTCGATTTTGATAAATTTCTAGCTTGGGCAGAATCCCGTTGGGGTGGCGATGTGATAGTAAAGGGTGAAGAAATTCGCTTGAATTCTCCTTTTACTGAAGATTACAAACATAAGATGTGGTGTAATTGCTCTGGCGGTAAGAAAAAAAGAAATAATGGAGTCTTTCACTGTTGGAAAACAGAAGAACGAGGAACTTTAATTTCTCTTGTCATGTTTAGAGATGGATGCTCATACGACGAAGCTTTGGAGATATTGGGAGGAAGCGACACGTTTTTAGCAGAGGCAGAATTAAAGTTAGAAGAAATATTTAATAATTCAAATCAAGAAATTGCCCCTGTGGCGGAAGAGAAAGAGTTAACTTTGTCCCTTCCGCCAAATTCATATAAAATCAAAGACCTTCCAGAAAGCGATTTTTATCGAATAAATGCAGAGATGCACCTATCTGAAAGGAAGATCCCCACAGATGGACTTCTGGTGTGCATTGGCGGCAAGATTGGCGACATTGACTACACTAATAGAATCATTATACCTTATTATGATAAGTATGGGGATTTAATTTACTTCAATGCTCGATACTTAGGAAGCGAGAAAAGAGTTCCGAAGTATATGGGACCTCCTAAAGAACTTGGAATCGGAAAGTCAGATATTTTATATTTTCCAGCTTGGCCTGAGCAAGGATCAAAAATACATTTAACAGAGGGCGAATTGGATGCGAAAGTTTTAAGAATGTCTGGTATGTGGTCTGGTGCTTTTGGGGGAAAGGAAATTAGCGATAAGCATGCCCAGATTTTAAGAGACTTAGAGTCAAAAGTTGTCCTATGTTTGGATAACGATAGGGCTGGAAAAGACTCTTTACCAGAAATCGGTTTATCTTGCGTAAGGGGTGGAATTTCTGTTGAATATGCATTCCCACCGGAAGGATATAAAGACTGGAATCAAATGTTGGAAAAGTTAAATGCAAAAATTATAAGTGCCTACATCAAGAAAAGCACCGAACCATTTGATGTTTTTGAATGGGAAATTAAAAGCGGTAAAATCGCTAAAAACTTAGACACAGAATAAAAAACTAATTCTTAATTAACTAGTTTATATCATGAAACATTTAGAGAGATTTGTTGGAAAAGTATGCACGGTTTTTACTGTAGGCATCAATAGAGATTTCAAACAAGAAAATCCAAAAACATATCCAAAGCCTTTGTATGTTTATTTTATGGGTGCTATAGAATTTGTGAACGAACATGGAATCATGATGCAACAAGTGACAACTGGTTTGTCCACTTTTGTCTTCATGAATAATGTCGTAAGCATTTCTGAGGAAGAAGTCCTAGACCCAGAGAACGAAAACGATGCTGAAATGATCAAAAAATATAAAGAAGACGCCGAACAGATCAAAAAACAATATAGCACTCAAGGAAAAGATGATGCTCAAGCCGAATCTTCTGAATATTTAAATGTAGATTCCATGAGTGACTTATCTGACATGATACAGAAAGATATAAAATGAAAAACCATCACTTAGATATAATAAGGGCGACAGAGGCAGCGGCAATATCTGCTGCCGAATGGGTTGGTCGAGGCAATAAAGAGTTAGCAGACAAAGCTGCAACCGATGCAATGCGTTCAAGATTGAACGATATAGATTTTCGTGCGCAAATAGCTATAGGCGAAGGAATCAAAGATGGTTCTTTCGGGCTTTTTGAAGGAGATCTGGTCGGAGCCGCATATGGGGATTGTCCCTCTGATGCGGAATATGATATTGCAGTCGATCCGATTGAGGGAACAACCCCCACGGCTAAAGGTGGGTACGAAGCAATGGCCGTTCTTGCTATGGGGAATGTAGGATCACTGTACAAAACAGATGTTTTTTACATGGACAAGATTGCCGTGGGTCCCAAGGTGGCAGCAAAGGCTCAGATTGACCTCAAAAACCCTGCAAGTGCAAATGTTGGGATGGTTGCTGCTGCTTTGGGGAAATCGCCAGAGCATGTTACCGTATGTGTTCTAGACCGAGAAAGAACAAAGCCACTTGTTGGAGAACTGAGGAAAATAGGTTGCCGGATCAAGTTTATTAGTGACTGCGATGTGACGGCCTGTATTGCCACCTGTGTGCCCGATAGCGGGATTGATATGTATTGGAGCATCGGTGGAGCACCAGAGGCTGTGATAGCCGCCTCAGCGATGAAATGCATGGGAGGTTTCCTGCAATGTAGGGAAGTCGAGGAGTCAGTACAAAAATGTGGTGATTTTCAAGGAATTTTGACACATGCATCTGATTCGATGCATATAAATGACCTCGCTGAAGGCGAGGTCATGTTTGCTGCCACTGGGATTACGGATGGGAAATTCTTGAAAGGCGTTAGATTTACATCCAATGGCCCAGTCACTAGCTCAGTATCTATGAGATCAGAAAGCGGGACAGTCAGATGGTTGACGACAGAACACGGAAATTAAATTTAGCGATATAGTTTTTCTTTTAGGTATTTAACTCTTTCGTTGAGCTTAATTTCGCTTAAATTAATTCTGTCTGAACTCATACGAATCCCACAAGACAAAAGTTTTTTGTAATACTCCAGCTTATGATGCGGATTTAATTGTTCTAGTATTTTTGTAGCTTTATAATGATCTAAGCCCGCTCCTTCAAATTTGTATGAAGAAACTGCACCTTTGCTCGGTCCTTGAGAGAGTTCAACTGGCTCACGATCAACTGGAATTTCTCTAAGTTTGTTTTCGACCTGTGACTTGTCCATTTTCAAAATTTCTTCAGGAGAGAGTTCACCGCTGAAGCCGTGTTTAGAAATTAAATCTGCCATGACTTGAATATGCAATTTAAGTTGTTGATCCTTTTTTAATTCCTCAAGTTTTTTACTTTCCTTAGTTTCATCGTTGTGTTGCTTAAGTCGTTTTGTATAAAAAGATTTTAGCTCTTCGTCTTCTGAATTTGCTATATTCTTTTTCCACGATCTTAGACTGTAGATATCTATTAAAGGGTCGCTGTCTCCTAATACATGGGGCATTAGCCCTATAAATTCTTTAGATTTCTCATTAGTAAAGACGTTGGCCGTTTTGCTTGAAACGTCAGCATTGTCGCCTTCTTTGCCAGACTCGTCTCCACCAGAAGGAGGACTGATTGGCCTTACTTTGCTTACAACGCCCGTGGGCGTGTCGTCCCCTTTACCAGCATCCACATCATCAGCAGTGGGTGCTGACGAAGAGGACATTTCAGCAGAATCTGCCTCGGGAGATTTCTTTTTATTAATCAATCTTTGAATTATTCCCTTTCCTTGGTTACCGAACGGCGGCAGGGTTCGAGTACCTTTTTTCAGTATCCAAGTGTTTTTATTTTTTACGAACTCCCATCCTTCCATATCAATTTCATCCGTATTGATTTTATTGATTAGAGTTTCCATGGCTTCATCTAAATTAGTTAATGGATCTATTCCTAATTGACTCAAGAAAACGTTTAATGTTTCAAGGTTGGTTTTCCTGCCCGCTCCTCTAGAGTTGCTGCCTTTTTGTCTAGCTTCGGCCACAGCTTGCCTGAAGTGACTTGCTATTTTTTCTTTGAGAGAATTGATTAGATCATCATAATCGGTCACTACAGCTTCTGTCAAAAATTGATTTGAAAGTTGGTCAACTTTTTCTGATATTTGCTTATTTAAGAATATGCATTCATCTAGAGTTAGCCTTTGCTCGGCTTTATACCCTTGCCAACTGGGATTCTCAGGATGGTCGCCGTGCCACAGCTTTCTAAAAAATCCCTTCATTCCATGTTTAAACCATGGAAGCTTTGAATTCGGATCATATCCAGATCTTGATTGTTGGACAGGCGACACACCGCCGCTCATGCCACTTGGACTTGATGCCCGACCAAAGCCATATTCAGGTGTTTCAGGTTTTGGAGCAAATGTCTTTTTAAGATCTTCAGAATCAAATTCTGGCTGAGTGGCCTTAGTTCCAGAAGGCAATGCTGGGGCATCACCGGATTTTGGGAGTTTAGGGATGGGAGATGGAGTATCATTTTTTTGAGGATGAAGCTCATCACTAGATGCCTTTACAGGCTCTCTTTTGTGTACTTGAGCAATAAACTCATCGACTTCTATTCCAATGTCATTCAGTAAACTGTCTAAAATTTCTTCTATTCTGTCTTTAGCCATTTTTCACTCCAATTAATCCTACACTATATAGCATTAATTGAATCAATTATGATTAGGCATATAATCGCCAATTTTCTTCAAAGACATAATGCAAGAATCGAATCTGTGGAATTCGCTAGACAGGTATTCTAATTGTCTTTGATCGAATTCTGAAGATCCTGATTCTTCGACTTGAAAGATAATAGCTCTTTGTTGTCTGCCTATCACCCTATATCCGTGCATCATTAAATAAGCTGCTGCGCCTAAATCTCCAACTTTTTTGGTAACGCTTTCGTTTTCGTTTTCCATCTTGTACCTATTTCCTTTCGGTCTTGTTCATTTATTTATTCATTCGTTCGTTCGTTCGTTCTTTACTAACCTTGTGCAGCTTCTGCTGCCACAAGGCATCCTCGTGCTACTGAATAAAGGGGGTCGCTAGGCCGAATAACCTCCCCAATATCAATGCCTATATTTGATGACTTAAGCACATCACTAAACATAGTATCAAATCCAGGCGGAGAACTTGTTCCACCTGCAATTACAATGTCAATCGGATGATCAGCACGAGCACTTTTGCCCGCTTCTTCAATGCCGTTCTTGATTCCTGTAACTGTCTTTTGAATCATGATTTCATACTGTGCCTTGATAGCTCTTTGAACTAGCAAGTCTGAATCTTCATTTAAATCTACTTTCATTTTTTCTTTATTGATATAAGTAGGACTTTCGCCTGTTGCCCTAGCTGCCATTTTGTCGATCCAGTCTCCACTATTAACGAGAGCGAATTCAAAAATTGGAGCACCATAGATTGCAAAGCAAAGATTTACCATGCCTGCGCCGAACGAAATTCCAATTCCAGTATATGCTGTCTTTTTCAGTTCAGCATATACTAGTGCCAATGCTTCATTAATTGGGTGAGCTTCAACAACTTTTCCTGTTTCATCTTCAAACGCATTGAATACAGCTTCTAAAACTTTTGAGTGGTAATCTGCATCTGTATCTTGATTAATAGCATTTGCGGGCACACTGTAATAGAGTTGCTGCTTATCTTCGTCGAGTTCGTCAAGAAGACTGTGCATCATTATACTCATGATTTGTTGAGCATACTTTTCTTTTGGATTCAAGCAGCCATCTTTCATTGGTCGCTTTAGTTCAATGTCGTTCATTGTGTATGCGATATCTACAGCGGCTTCTCCTAAAGCGTAGGCAATCCCTGCCTCAGTTCTTTCAATTAGAGGAACGCCTGCGTTCTTCATCATGTTGAACACAAATCTATTTTCTAAAGGCATTTCAATGAATGCATTTACCTCTCTTTTATGCGAGAAGTCTTTGTTTTCGTCTCTTCTGCAACAAACAAGGTTGTATGTCCCACAATCAAATCCTAATCCTGCCATTTACTTGTCCTCTTTCTTTTCTATGCCAAATTTGACTTTATTTCTCTTTTTAGCACTTGAGAAATCTGGTATTGCCCAATTTACATCTTCGTCATCATTTTTCTTTTTGACTTCTTCAGATGAAGTTTGTGCAGCTTTAGCTGAAATGTGCAATCCATCTGAGTTTAGATTGACATTTAAGTCAAGAACAATGGAGATTTGAACTTCTCCATCTTGAGTTACTACTTTTGTTGATCCGGGTCTTATTAAATTAGGCATACTGTATTTATATTAGTAAAAGATTATTTTTTTTAAATTATGGGACATTTTTTTAACATTTGATCTACGCCATTTAGAAGCATATCCACTGATATTTTAGAGCAACAAGGTTTAATTGGGTTTTTTCTTTCCAGCGAGCAGTTAGGCCAGTTATAGCAGGGGCCGCAAGGCCAATCGTCATTATCCCTGTGTTTCTGAACTAGTGTGAAATCATAGTGCTTCCCGTATACCTTTCCATCTGCAAAAGTGAATATTCCCATTAAAGGTTTTCCAATTCCTCCTGCAAAGTGAAAAGCAGCCGTATCCACACTAATTACATAATCTGCTGCGTTTAGAATACCCATCCATTCTTTAATTTTAAGACCGTAAATTTGTGGTGTGTCTTTCGGGAATCCGTCTATAGGGCGAAGATGAAGTCCAACAACAAACGTGCCCCTATCTCTTAATCCCTTAATTAAACCTTCCTGCTGCCAATCCTGTAGATTCTTAGTAAGCATCGCTGATATAGGGTTCAGCACCACTACAGGAGACTTACCATCGTGTCCTGCTTGTCTTATTTTTTCTTTGCCAAAATTTATTGTATCTTCGTCAAGATTTATATGCATATTGTGATTTTGAAGCTCTACGCCGCAATGGTTGGCCCAAATGTCGCTTCTGTTTTTGTTAGATAGAGGTGCGTGCCTCATCTCATGTCTAGTGCAGGCACTTGTCGTGTTGTAATGAATTGTATAATCATAAGGATTCACCTTTCTCGAATCCAAAATCTCATCAATAAAAGGATGATCTCTCAAAGCCTCGTGATACATGGTGGGGCATGCAAAAACAATCTTCGCATCGGGCATTATCCTGTTAAAGTCCTCAAACATCTGTCTATGCATTAAGATGTCGCCCAAACCACCTGTTTCACGCATTATCAATATTTTGTTTTTTCTTTCATGAAATTCTTTTATTGACAATGATTTCTTTATAGGATCGTTTCTTCTTATGATTCTTGGCATGAATTAAATTAGTTTAAAAACAAAAAAAGTTGAACTAAACAAAAATAAACCGTGACCAGAGATGGTCACGGTTTATTTGTTAGGATTTTTAATCAATATTTTATCTGTACTGATTAGCTATCGCAAGAAGCTCGCACAGAAAGAATAATTTGAACATCGCTTTCTGGATTTCCAGATGCACTGTTGTCAATTTCAATCAAGCTAATTGAAAGATCGCCAGCATTAAATACCTGAGTATCACCTGCGACCAAATCAAACGCTCCATCTACAATGCCATTTAATCGAATTTTTACAGAACCAGTTGCGCCATTGTTAGTAATTTGGGCAAATACAGCATATCCGCCAGTGTCTCCATTAATATCCGCTTGATTAGCGGCATATGCACTTCCTGCGGCGGCAGTGATGTCATAAACTTTTGGATATGAATTTTCACTTGCAATATCACTGTAAATGCTTCCATCGTCTGTAACTATTTCGATGAATGAATCACTCAGTGGAACTTGAGGATACGCAAATCTTTTCCAGTAGTTACAATCTGTGAAAGTTTCTCCATCTTTCAGTAAGCGATTGATTCTGTTTGGACCCATAACATATATTGTTCTTTGGATCGATGTTGCGAATTCCTGACCCGTTTTTGGGTTGATATCCAGTTGTCCTTGAATATCATTGTTTAGGTTTACTCTAAATACACTCATTATGTCCTCCGAAAAAAAACGGATTATTTTTTTTGCCTTCTATTTATGTATGAAATAATAAAACAATTTCATATTTATTTTAATTGACTCTCTAAAAAGGACAATTCAGATTCTTTTAAAAACTCAATTATAGGATCATCTTTCATGTTAAACGTTAATTCACGAATGTGCGAAAAGTTCCTTTTGTTCTCTTGTATGTTTGAATATTTCAATGTTTTTTCTTCGGAATTTGATACAAATTGATCTCTTAGGCACACATAAACCTCTGTGGATGGGAATGTTTTTTCAAGAATTGGACGTAGATACTTCAACTGCTTAATTGTTTTTTCATTAGGCCCAAAATAACATATGCAATATCTATTTTTAATTTTTGCATAATCAGGAAATCTTATTGACATGAAAAACCCCAATAAAAAAAATATAGAAGGATATCAAACTCTCAACTCATTTTTTGAACAATTTGGAGACAGAGACGTTTATACTATGATAGTATTAGAAGAGGTATTTAAGGAAATTTATGGGACAGAAGAACATTTACATATATCTGGCGAGGCGGGACAGGAAGGGCGTGCAGGTTCTCTACATGTTTCAAGGGACGAATCGCAAGATACATCCAAATAAAATAGAAAGTATTAGTGAGTTTAACCTGCCGGTTAAAATTCAAAACTCTATTCAAAAAAGCATCACAGATAACCGGATGCTTTGGGAAGCTTGGGCTGAAAGCTCTGATTCATTTCAAGATTTAAAAGAATCTCTAAAGAAAAGAGGGTATAAAAACTTACCAATTAGCTCTTTCCCAAAATTTAAAGAAAGTATTTCCTCGAAAATTTCATTTGGCAAGAAAGAGCAAGGAAGAGATTTTAATTTTAGGAATTTAAAAGAAACAAAAACTATGTTGAGAAGAAAAAAAAATTAAGACCTTCTAACGTAAGACCTGTGAATATAAAAATCTCCTAGGTCTGTTTCAATTAAAAAGTGCTTATCCTGCGATTCTTTTATAATTCCCCCTTTTTCAAGAAATTCTTGAGCCACCTCGTAAGCATCTCCTTCATTTGGTTCCATCTTTGAAATTAATTTTCTAACTCCAATTTTTGATTCAACAAATATACCATTGAATGATTTTCTTTTAAATTTTTGCGAGTCTTCTTCGGGCTTATCTTTTATCCACTTTTTAAAATCATCAAAGTTGAAAAATGAATTTGTTTGCATTTTATTACCTAAAAAAATCTTTAACTTCTTCTTCTGTTTTTATATATGTTGCATTACTCAACTTTGGGCCACTAGAATAATCAGATACTTCTATATTTTCTTTTTTAAACCATTGCAGCAAAGCGTCTATGATTTGATTTGATTTGATTTGTTGTTCATACGCCCACAGACCATTCTCCAATTCAATTGACGATGGACGTTCTTGGTTGAAAGAATCGTCGCAGCAAAATAGCATTAATTTATCGACTTTAAAGTTACAAGCTAAATTTATACAGGCACAAATTACATTTCTGTAGTCGTCTATTGTTGTTCCAAGATTGTCGATCTTACAAGAGAAGTTTTCATTTTTCACAGGGTTGAATAAAATCTTTTGACCCCTGTACGACTCTAGAAATTCTGGATTTGTTCTCATAGATGCAATACAATTTGGGTAATATCTATGTTTATCTGGAAGGCTTAATAAGCACTCTTCATAAGGATTGGACGTTACATAGTAGTTGATTCTTCTCCGCATAGCTTGCGGGCATTCCTCTCCAACTAAGTCCCAGTACTTTAAAGCACCATTTGCAGCCAATATGCAAACGTCGTTTGGAACTTCAGATAAAATCTTTTGCTTACTTTTAAAGTCGTATCCATCTGAAACTATAATTATATTTTTAAATACATTTGCATTGTTTTCAAGAATGGGATATTTTTTTCTTTTGTTTTTATATTCATTGTTGAAAATCAATGAATAATCCTCGCTTCTGAACGAGTTAATATCCAAAGGTGAAGAATTCTTAAAAGGATCTCTAACCCACGTTCCATCCGTTGAAAGAACATATTGGTTCGATTTATATTTTTTTATTCTCATTAGTTACAAGGTACAAATCTAAAACATGGACCATCAGTCCCATCTCCATCTCCGAGCACGTTACTGGTTGTAAACTCTATTGGAACAGGACCGCCTTTATAAACTAGTGGAACCTCTAAATTTTCTGGTGCTTTAATTGTGATTTCGCTAGGCAGACTTCCCTTCAGTTCTATTGAGTCTGGAACGCCAACAACTTGTATTTCGGAAGGAATTTGTGATCCATCTATTACTATCTGAGATGGGAAATTTTCTGGAACTATAAGACGAATTTCTTCTGGCAAACTAGACTCCAATTTTATTACGTCTGGTAATTCATGCACTATTTCAACCGAATTTGGAACTTCCGTTCCTACAATTTCTATTTGTCTAGGAATAGAGTCAACCCCAGTTATTCTTATGTTTGGAATATCTGGGACATCAAGGGCTATACTCTTAGGAAGATCGTGCAAAATTCTCACATTTGGGATCTTAGGGGCAATTATCTTTATCTCAGATGGTATTCCAATATCTGCGGTTTGCACCTCTAGTAAATCGTCTCCAAATGAATCAACAAAACTGTCATCAAAAGATTGCGATCTGAACGGAGTTGCACTTGCTCCAGGACACTCAACAGCGACAGTTACAGATGCTGTAATTGTCGGAACTGGACCCCAGTTCACATCTACTGAAGGAACTGGACCCCAGTTCACATTTATATCTGGAATGTCAGAGGAGACGGTTATTACTGATGGTATATCGCAACCTTCAATACTTATTGTTGTTGGTATATCAGGACTTTCAACACTTATTGTTGTTGGGATGCTGTCAACAACGGTTATTGTTGTTGGGATATCATCATATACGCTTATTGTTGTTGGGATGTCACCATCAATACTTATTGTTGTTGGAATATCATCATATACGCTTATTGTTGTTGGGATGCTATCAACAACGGTTATTTGGATTGGGATATCATCATATACGCTTATTGTTGTTGGGATATCATCAATAACGGTTATTTGGATTGGGATATCATCAGTAACACTTATTGTTGTTGGGATGTCACCAGTAATACTTATTGTTGTTGGGATGCTGTCAACAACGGTTATTGTTGTTGGGATGTCACCAGTAATACTTATTGTTGTTGGGATGTCACCAGTAATACTTATTACTGGTGGTATATCAGGACTTTCAATACTTATTGTTGTTGGTATATCAGGACTTTCAATACTTATTGTTGTTGGTATATCGCAACCTTCAATACTTATTGTTGTTGGTATATCAGGACTTTCAATACTTATTACTGGTGGTATATCAGGACTTTCAATACTTATTACTGGTGGTATATCAGGACTTTCAATACTTATTACTGTTGGTATATCAGGACTTTCAATACTTATTACTGTTGGTATATCAGGACTTTCAATACTTATTACTGTTGGTATATCATCGTAGACGCTTATTATTGTTGGGATGTCAGGGCTTTCAATACTTATTACTGTTGGGATGTCAGCTACAACACTTATTACTGTTGGTATATCATCTAAAACAAGAATTACGTCGGGGATGTCATCTAAAATTGTTATTTCAGATGGAATTGGCGGACCAGTAATCTCAATAGGACTGAACGATGGACCAGTAATTTCAATAGGACTAAACGATGGTGCTGGACCAAACTCAATAGGACTAAACGATGGTGCTGGGCCAAACTCAATAGGACTAAACGATGGTGCTGGGCCAAACTCAATAGGACTAAACGATGGTGCTGGGCCAAACTC